CTAGCACCTGTAGGCTGCACAGTGTCGGTGCGGAGGAACAATGCTTTAGTCGGGTACTCACCAGTGGTATCGGAATACAGGAATGCGTAAATGTGATCCTTGGGATTGTACAGACTCCAGGAATGAGCCCATTCCCTCATCTCATCCTTGAGAACATCCCGCACCTTATCACCGAGAGCACGCACCTCGTTACCAATCGCACGATAGAACTGGAAGCCCTCACCAAGCCAGATGGTGCCGGCTTCGGTGTTCTTAGGCGTGCGGTCATAGTCCGCTGGGCAGCCCTTGGATTTGTCCAGATTGAAGAAATCGAATGCGTATGCATCGCGGCGCGGACGGCCGGCCCATACCTCTTTGTCCGACAGCAAGATGAGGCGATCCCGCTCCGGCACCAGGCCAGTGCCCACGCCCTGCATATCGTTCAAGTCTTCAAAGCCGCCGATGGCGAAGCTGTTCAAGCTGCCACGGCCGGTGTAGCTGATGCGGGTCGGGTGCACGCCAGCGGTAGCCTGCGCCAACGTGGTGCCAGAGTGGAAGAAGATTACCCTGTCATCAAATGCGGTGACGTAACGCGCATAGGAGTCGATGGAGTAGAAGCCTTCCAGTGTGGCCAAGCTGGAATTGCCGGCTACGCCCAACACCTTGGGCGGCATGTCCTTGTTGCAGAGAATGACATGCGGAGCGATGGCCGTGGTGGCTGGGTCGAAGACGGCCACCATGCTGTAGTAGCCAGAGGTGGTGCCGGACAAGGGAGCTGTGCTGGCGACAGCGGTCCAGTTGTTTACGTCCGAGCGCTGGCTGATGCTCTTGCCGGACAGCAGGACTGCTGTGTCTACCTTGTCAAAGCGCTGGCTGCCGAGGAAGCCCAAGGGGATGCTGGTATGGGATGTCGTTCCCCATTGTGAGATCCCGCTGCGGGGCTCGATGTAACGGTCCCCCATCACCCAGTTTTGTGAGAATGGAGTCTCACCTGGCCGGAGATTGCTGGCCGGGCGCTGGCGATTTAGGCCGGCCACCGGCTCTACAATCTCTGTGCGGATCGCCTGCGGCGGGGGGTGCTTGATAGCGCTGTGGAAGCGGCTACGCTGGATTGGCATGCTGCTCAAATATAATGCAGGCTACAAATGGCGCAGCCCAGCCTGTGGGAGCGCTGGGCAGCCATCGCATTGTCGAGGTCGGGAAGAAATTCCCCGTCATTTTGATTAGGCAGGGATGACGGGCTCAGAGGTTTCTGCCGATAATATGGAGCCGGATTGCGGCTATGTTATGCGCTGCGTTGTATATGGCTACTCCTTCTCCATTACCAGTGCGTAGACTGGCGGTGACAGGGCGGGTTGGGCAGGCTGGTCAGGGCCAGCCGGCAGGCCGAACAGGGTAGGCAGCCAGGGAGCCAGGTCAGCGGTCAGCACCAGCCTCCCATTAGGCTTGCAAACACGGTATAGCTCGGCGGCAGCACGGACAGCTTCGACTGGATTCAGATGCTCCAGCGTGCTGATGCAAAACACCGTGTCGAATTGGGCATCCAAGTAGGGTAGGGCTAGCAGGTTGCCATGCATGCGGACCACTGCCGCATGCCCTGGCATCTGGCTCTGCCTAGGATCCATGTCGCAGGCGATGATGGTGCGGGGCGTAGGCACGTTAGCCAGGATGTATGGCAACATGTGCCACGTAGGCACATAGCCAGTGGCCGCGTCCAGCAGCAGGCTGCCCTTGGCCTGCATATGCGCCCAGTGGTATTCCTCCCTCCGCGTGCGAGTGGCCGGATCCACATGAATTCCGTTGACTACCCAAGGCAGGCTGTCATCCTTGAGCAGCCAGCGGGATTCGAGCAGCTTCACATTCAAGGGTATGGCGCCTCAGTGCAGGCTTTGAAGACGGGATCCTGATGAGCATCATCCAAGAAGCCGCCGCCCAGCAGGTGGTGGGTCAGCTCATGTCTGACCACGTAGGGATGCATTACGTATTGCTCATCCAGGTAAATACGATTGGGCCAGCTCCACAGCCCGACCCAGCCTGGGGCACGCTTGTGCGCCACTTCCAGCCAGATGATGGGCTCATATTCAGAGCCCTCTCGCGGAGTCCGGCCGGCTGCGATGACGCAGGCTTTGGCGTTGTCATAGAGCAGGCGGTACCACGGCTCCGGCTCGAATCGGATGGCTCCGAAAGGGGCAGGCTGCGGCGCGGTAGCGCAACAGGAGCAGATGAAGGCGATGCATAGGAGCCGGAGAGTCCTGCCCATGTATGGAACATAATTAGGGGAGCAATCAGCTTTCGCCGGCTGCGACTTCTACGTCTACATGCTGGAGGTCATTGGCGAAGACGAGCTTGCCACCTGCTTGCTCCCACATGCGGGTTAGTGTCGTATCCCAATACTCCGTGTCAACGGAGGTCCAGGGGACTGAAGCCCACAGCCAGCGCTTCATCACGAGAGCGTGGGAACCCATGTAGCTTGTCTTATTGGGGCCGGCCTCGAAGCCGTTATTCATCACTGCCCCGGTGATACCATGAATGCGTTGCGGCATCAGCAAATCCCATCCTTTAGCGTACTCTCCCCATTCTCCTGTATAAGACTTGAGAACTTGATTGAAGTCTGCCGCCAACGCATGGTCATCATGGCTAAATACTAGAACCTCTCCACTCGAATGCCTTGCGCCTTGCTCCCGCTGCACGAGCGCATCACGACGATCCCGAAACCGAGGAGCCACAGGGAGATAGCGATAACCAGGACCGTCCTCGTAAACGCCCGCCACAATGATTTCATCAAAGTCTTGGCTGATTGCGGCTGGCAGCACGCGCTCCTTGAGCAGGCTGTAGCGGCGGCGATAGTCGGAGCTGCGGTGGGGATTGGCTCCATGGACCCATGGATCCAGGGCGGCTGTGTTGATGATGAGGGAGGTTTTCATCAGTAGACTCCCAATGCCGCCCGCTGCATCGTGCGGCTCTTGCGGAGCGCGTCTACGAAATCAGCCGGCTGAATTACCTTGTTCGTGACATGTCCGGTTACGATGTCTGTTGCCACATAGACTGGAATGCCGTGTGAACGGCAGCGGTCAAAGAAGCTGGAATCCTCTCCTACGGTGGACTCGGCTAGCGGTGAATGCTGCCTTGCCGCTTCCAGCAGCGTAGCCCATTCAGGGTGGTCACGGAGAGGATTCTGTCCGGCCAAGTGCCTGCGGGCATGGCCATCCACCTCACGCATGGCACGCAGCGGATTCTGCGCGATGCGAGTACGGAACCACGGAGCCGGTCCCATCTTCATGAAGACGCCAGTCTTGGCGAGGAAGCAGTGGCAGCCCGTGCGGATTACGGGGATGGTGCCTTCGCCGGGATAATGCTCCTCCCAAGTGCCAGTGCCGGTGTCAATCGTGGGCAGATGGGGATGATTCTTATGCTGGGCATAGGTGCCGATTACGCCTGCATCCTTGCGATGGATGTAGGCTTCATCTAGCAGCAAGTGCAGCAGATTCTCAGGGAACGTGGCGTCAGCGTCGATTTGGAGCACCCAGTCATAGGGAGCTTCGGAGCGGTCGCCGCGAGGGTCTAGCGCGTGCGCTACGATGGCGTCCCTTGCCGACTCCACCAGGACACCGTGATTGATCTTGTACTCCACCTTGTGCAGGCCCACGCGATCATTGTAGCGGGCCATGTTCATGAGGCAGGAGGAGTACTGCGGTGTCACGCTGCCGGTGAGGCTGATCGTAGCCACGTAGCCACGGAGGTCGGCTATGGTGCTCATGCGTCCAGCCCCGCGAAGCTCACTTCCGCCAGCACAGGCGCGAAGCCATAGGGCCGGATGTCAACCAGCTTGAGTTTCACGATGCGCTTCTGGTTCCTGTATGCGGGGAGGGAGTGCCAGGGGGGATAGTACAGCTCCACCAGTCTCTCCTCCCCAGGCTTCATCTCAAGGACTGCGGCCTCTAGCTCTGGAGCCAGCTCAAGCCCACCCAGCCTGCCGCGTACGCAGCGCAGCTCTGGCTTGGTGGCTAGCGATTCAGCCAGCCCAGCATCCTCCATCGGCTCAATCGTCAGGCTGATGTGGTCGCCGTAATTAGCCTGCACCTGACGCGGAGCACTCAACACTGCCCACGCCTCATCCAGCGCCTCCTGTGTGCGCTGATGTGGATGGTAGGCGTGGAAGATGTCCGGCCACCCGTCCGCTAGCTGGCGCTCATGTGTACGTTGAGCAAGAATGGCGAAAGTGCGATCCTCTCCTTCCCACATCCCACCTTGCGGCATACCGGAAAGGAGAGGATGGTAGCGGACGCCCCTCTGGAGTGCAGCAACATCGACAAGAGTGCAAGCCCCTCCGCCGATGCACCGGATAACTTGCCGCTTGCTAAGAGATCCCAAAAATTCATGCTCCTCCATGCCGAGGCCGGCCATTCCATATGGATGAGAGAGCCAGCACTGTGGCTGCGGGATGCCAGCGCCATTCTGCCAGCGGGTCCAGAAGACAGCATTCGCAATGTCTCCCTTGGTTTCCCACAGGGAGATGAGAGTCGTAGGCTCCAGCAGGAGATCGGAGTCTACGAAGAAGATGTGAGTGTAGTGCTCCGCGATGGCGTACTCGATGAGGCGCTGCTTCTGGCGGGCTAGATGCTCGAAGGTGCTGACGGTCCAGTGGTGGGTATCCTTGCCGATGCCATAGGCAGCGTCGGCTGGTCGGGGCTCTGGCGGCAGCGTGACGGTAGGCTGGAAGATGCGGAGGATCGCAAGCTGCTGCTCATCCCCGTCATGCACGAAGCCAAACTCTAGCTCCGCATCCTGCGGTACCTGCAACGCCCGCAGGCTACGCAAGTAGGCAGCCAGCACTTGGGGCTCCTGTCGCACGGAGCACCCGGCAAGGATCCTATACTTCTTTGCGGAGTGGATACTCAACTGGGATAGGCAAGGGTTTGAGTTTGACGAAAGAGTCTGTGATGCTCGCCGCGTGCTGCTGCTCCATCTGTGTCAACTGCATCGCCTTGGCGGCGTACTGCTCCGCCTTGGCAGCGCGGGAGTCTTTGTCTGAATAGGCTAGGTGGAGCAGGCTGTGCTCCAGCGGAGCGAAGATCTGGCGCTCGATTTCAATGTTGAGCGGCAAGTGGCCGCAGTGGATGCCGCGCTCCGGCCATGCGTCTGCGAAGCCAGGGCCAGGATTCTTCACCATCCATGTACGCGGGACTGCGTGCGCTCTCCAGTAGCCATCATCACGATAGAGCGGCGGATGCAGGTTCCAGAGATCGAAGAGGCGGAAGGCTACCGCATCGGCTGACGGGTGGAGCAGCTTCCTGGGATCGCAAGCTGGCACCATGTCCGCGTCCAGCACGAAGAGCCAGGTGGCTCCGCTGGCTACGCCCAGGCGCCACAGCTCCTGCCGCGCGGAAGACTCCGCTCCCCACATGGGGTCTGCGGAGCGGAGGTGGTACTCTACTTTTGGGGAAGCTTGGAGAATGCTAGCGGTATCGTCAGTGCTGCTGTCGTCTAGTGCGATTACTACATCAGCAAAAGACTCCCATGCGCGGAGAACGCATGGGAGCCAGCGGCGGGCTTCATTGCGGAGGATGGATAGGACTGCAACGGTGGGATACACGTTGCAATATATATCACAGCAGCCTGCCCCGTCAAGACGCCTGGTGCTCTCTCCAGTCCTCTAGCACAGCGATCCTGGTGGACTGCTCCGCCTGCGTCGTGGCGATGCCTTTGACATCTTGCTTAATCTCCCTGATGTCAGCGCGTGCGCCATTGAGGCTAGCCTTAACCCCGCCCCAAGCGGCAGCCACGGTGACGAGGAGCTGCACGCCTTCCTTGAGGAGGGATGTGTATTCAGGATTCACTTGATGACTCTCACTTTCCAGGTACCGCTGGCTAAGTCTATGGCTCCACCAGTCTCGTTTTGCAGCCGGATCTTTACGGAATTAGACGCATCCACATAGGGCGTCATGGTGATGCCCTGGAGATCATAGGGGGCGGAGGCAAGCACGAAGTCTCCCAATACCGCACCCGTCACCGTGATGCTGGCGCTCGTCTCGCCAGCGCCATCCGCCAAGTTGCCAGGATTCCAAGTGGCGGAACCGGACAGCTCTTGGAAGACTATGCTGCCGGTGCCGACAGTATCGGTGGCTGTGGTGAGCGTGCTGCTAATCACGCGCACCTCGGAGCCACCGGATACATCGAAGCGTTCCGCATTGCCGCTGCCGGCTAGGCTTGTCACCACGCACAGGCTCCGCGTCTGCACGGAGACTGCTTCATTCAATGCGTTATTGATGGTGACGGAATTGAGATGCACCGTAGCGCCAAGCCGAGCTTCGATGCCGGTGATGCCGTTGGTGCCGCCAGCGGTGACGGTGCAGCTTGCGACTTCAAAGCGCCCAGTATCCAGCCGGAAGGCGCGTGTGTTGCTGACAGCAGCGGAGGTGTCTCCGTCTATGCCCGTGAGCGTGACCAAGCCCCGGCCGGTATTCACTAGCTGGAGCGCTCCCGTCACCTTGGCTCCGGTAGCGGAATCTGTGAACGACAACGCTCCGTCATAGCAGAAGAACTTAGTCGCTGCTCCGTGGCTGCCTTTCACATCTAGCGTGATGGTGCTGCTGTTCAACCCGTGGAAGATCTTGGGCAGGCGGTCCAGCGCATCAGACAGCGTAAGCGCTTCATGGTCCCCGTCGCCTGCGGTATCACAGGTGAACGTAGGCGTGCCGATGTCATCTACTTCATAGAAGTAGGGGAAGCTGGAGAAGTCATACGCCTGGCTGCAATCGGACCAGTCATTCTGCAAGATGGTCACATTGCGAATGCGGTAATCCCGATCCACGCTGCTCTGGCCAAACTTGACTCCCCTGAAGCCGTCTCCCTTGTTGAAGACGATGCGGACATTGTTGACATCGGTACCATCCACATCATCGCCGCCTTCAAACCAGATGCAAGCGTCCGTGGTGCTGCGATAGGAGTCGAGACGATTGTGTGAGATGAGCACTTGAGCAGCATCCGAATTCCCCACGCCAGTATCCGTTACGCCACGCACATAAATGCAGCTACCGCTGGAGCGGATCCAGTTGTGGGATATATCAATCTTATTCGTACCCCACTTGGAGATGATGCCGTGGATGCGGTTTACAGTGCCTGAACCAGTGTCGATGTGATTGTATGCAGCTACGCCATCTCCGCAGCGGAAGACGATAGCGCCCTCGAAGTCACAGAGATCCACCACGCTGCCGGTGCTCTTCCACATGCATCGGTTGAACATGACGCTGTGAGAGAGCGAGGTGAGATCGCTGGAGTCGGTGCCTTGGATGTCGAGGCAGCGCCCAATATGCTCATAGAAGCGGTTACCATGGATCTTGGAATGGGAGCCTTTATAGTAGATGCCAGTGGAATCAACACTGAAATTATAAGGCCCGCATTCTATGAACTGGTTGCCGCATATTTCCGCTAGTCCATTGTCCCTACCGTCAGCAACTCCAGTTTCCCAGTAGACGTAGATGCGGACGGTATTTCGCGTGCTGCATCTGTAGAATGTGTTGTTCTCAATCTTGACGCTGCTGGAGTAGCCCACCAAGCTGATGCAGTAGCCGATTTCCGCAGCGACCTTGCTCCACTCGAAACGGCAATCGCGGATGGCCAGGGTAATGGGAGTCTTTACATCACCAGGCGTCTCCTGGTCAGGATCATCTAGCCAGATGCCTTGACTGCACTGGCTGATCTTGCAGCGCTCGACGATGAAGGGCCCGACTAGATCTGCCGAATCGCAGCGGATGACGCTACGGTCGGTACGACCAGTGATGAGGCCGTTATCCGTGAGGTGGAGATCATATACTTGCAGACCACAGGAGCCTGTCAGCTCTATGAGATGCCCAGTGCCAGAGTGAAGCTTTAGAGTAGAGACATTATAGCCGCAGCCTCGCAGGGTGACTGCTGCGGAATTGGCAACTGTTACTCCAGTTACTCGAAATGTCCCATCAGGAAAGAAAACGATACCACCGCCAGCGGCGATGCAAGCTGTGATGGCAGCCTGCACGGCTGCCGTATCATTCGTGGAATTGTCGCCTGTTGCACCATATAATGCATCCTTCACATTAAAAAATGGAGTACCGAATCCCTTGTTATTGAGATTGGCTGGCGTCAGCAGGTCCCCATTACGCCAGGCCATTAGGGGCGGTGCTCCGCTGTGAAGGAGCTGGCTGTGATAGCGGACAATTCCCAGACCACCGCTGGCCGCGTGGAGTCCAACTTAAACGGAGCCACATCCGTAGCCTTGGGAATGAAATCGACTCCTTTATACAAGTCTGTGCGCTGGCTGTAGGGGATCCAGTTGAAGCTGTTTACGCTGACGCGAGCGGTCCAAGTGGTATCGCTTGCCGTCTCCTGGCCCCATGTCGTAGCGGAGCCTCCCGCTGTGATCCTGCTCCATGGCATGCGCTAGGAGCGCGACTTCCGCTGGGGCAGGGAGAGCCGCATCTCGCCGGACATCTGGCGCCTGGCCTCCTTATCCTTGAGGCTCTGCACATAGCCTGCGTATCGCGTGCGAGCGGTAGCGCCTTCCAGGTCATTCCCAACCAACTCATGCAAGAATGCTTCGGCCAAGTAGAGCACAGCCGGCCGCCACTCAGTAGCCAGCGACGGCACCACCGTGGTCGCTGTCATGTCGCTGGGATAAGCGTAGTAGCGGAGCTGCAAGCTGTAGGACGAATCCGGCGATGGCCAAAGCTCCAGCCAGTTGTTGAAGAGGTTGTACTCCCTCGGCTTGCCGTTCTCATCGAAGCCGGCCTGATCCACTCGATTGGAGCTAGTCCTGCGGAGCGTCCTCGCGGACCCATCCCCAAGCTGTGTGAGCCAGGAGAGGTTGATGATCTCCATGCAGTCGGACGGTAGCTCTAGTCTGTTCTCCCCGCTGGTGGTGCTGGAGACGGTAATCGTCTCCATCAGCGCGGAGGGTGCTGCCTGCGCCACCTCCTGGTAAGCCGCGTTGACCCAGAAGCTCACCGTGCTGGCCGCCAGCTCGCTCCGCCGTCCGATGCGAGTGGTAGCCTGCGACATCAAATCCCCAAGAGTCCATGCTGGCATTCTTCTCTCCTAAGCCAGCGTGATGCCGTACTTGCCGGCGAGATAGGTTTCGACGGCATCCACATCAGCGGAGCCCAATGCAGGCTCATAAACAAGCAGCTCCGCTATATCCCCCTTCATGTACTCTGATGTGACATTGATCTGCTGGGCGAAAATGGTGACGCTATCCTTTGCGGTAACGTCGCCTGTCCAGTCACCGTTATCCGCGCCGGTAATGACAACCTTGCTGTCCTCGCTGCCATTCACTGCCAGCACATACGCAGTGCCCGTGGACGCCCAGCGGCCGATGTACGCGGTGCCAGCCACGATAGCCGTGGAGCCACGCACCTCGTCAGCGGTATCATTCTCCCGCTGGCGCACGCTGATGTTGGGGACGGCTGACGTGTTGAGCGACCGCACTGACCACCTGCGGACTCCTGATCCTTCATCAGCAGAGCCCAGCAGCACCTGACCATTTTGCAACGCTGCTGTCAGGCGGAAGACTGCGAATACTGTCCCGGAAGCGGTATTGAGCGGAGCAGCAGCCAGCCGCATGTACTCACTCGTACCATCAGCCCTGATGACAGGCCAGCCGTTGATGCTGGCTCGCTTGAGGATCGGCTGATTCGCGGCTGTGCCCTGCACGAAGAGTCGTTCATTGCCACTTTGATCCCGCCATGCGCCAATGGCATCACCATCGCCAATCGCCTGCGTCGTAGCGGCTTCATCCGTGTAGATACCAACATCTGCTCTGAGCCAGAGGAGCAGGCCGGCGATGCTGGCTGGATTGAAACCGTCACTCGTCGCTGACGCGATGCCGCTGGCCAACGTAGCAGTGACACGTTGGGACCGGGTCGGTAGCGGCCGAGTTAGACCACTATCCTTGCGGATCATGTTAGAACGACCGCTGCCAACCCGAGATGATTACGTTGGTCGTCTCGGAGCGCTGGCACCGAAGCCAGCGAAAGCCAGTATCCACTTCTACCATGCCTGCACCAATCACCGTAGTCAGTGTACTCCAATTGGTCGGCACGGAGGTACGGCCCTCATCGTTGCTGCCCTGCACAGTAGTAGTGCTAGGACTGCCGATGATTTGCAGCGTAAATGGATCCTGAAAGCTGGCAACGCCGTATGTCTCCGACGTAATGCCGCTGGCAGCAATGCTAGTGTACAAATCCCTCGACACTGACCATCCCATCTTGACCTCCTAGCTTAGAGGTAAGAAGGATGATTGATGCGGGTCAGCCGGATGACAGTGCTGGCAGTCGGAGTAACCGACGTCAGCGTGCTGTTCACTCCCCAAACGTGAACCTCGCCAGCGGTGGAGCTGGAGCTGCACATCCAGGTGACGTCGCGGTTGGCGGCAGCAATCGGATAGATCGCATCCACCGTCAGGATGAGAGTGTCACCACGAGTGGCGCCGGACAGTGCAACCGTTACCACGCTGGAAGACTCCAGCGGAGCGATGGCACCAAGGCTCACCGCAGCGGTAGCGCTAGAGACCGCCACGATCTCATTGATCGCAGCAGCGTTGCCGATGAAAGCGCCAGCAGTGGCGGTGAGGTTGCCGCCCACCGAGAGCGTGCTGGAAACGGTAGCCGCTCCGGTGAAAGTCTGATCCCCAGTGTAAGCAGCCGGCCCAGTGACGCTGAAGACTGCTCCGGTGTCCCCTGGATCCACGGCTGCGATGGACTTAACACTGTCCACGAAGCCGACACTGATACGAGAATATCTAGTAGGTGCAATAGCCATGGAAATTCTTGTGCTCCAGTAGGCGGCCGGGTCCGTTGCTCATCGGCTTGCGCCTTATAGGCCCCGCCTGGATACAAAGGAGAGGGGCAGCAAGCGGAATTGCCTGCTGCCCCTTACTCCCGTTTACGCTACGCCATCATCCCCGAACACGCCCAGCGGAGCGCCGAAGCCAGTGACCCGGCCCTGGCGAACCTTCCGCTTGATCGTCTCGGTATCGAACTCCGTCTCCATCCCAGTCTCGGGACGGAACGCCCAGAAGAAATTCAGGTCATGCTTATCGCACCCGATGAACCAAGCCGTGGTGCTGGTGAGATACTTCCACCGCAGCCGCTGCATGTCATAGCGAGAGATGACATTCTTGTCATTGTTCGCCGTGCCAGGCTTGAGATTCGAGAGCAGCAGCTCATCAGCCACATGCATGAGATCCGAAGGAACCACCAGGTACTTGGGATTCCAAGTACGCGGCCGGCCCCGCTCGTTCTTCCACTTGTCAATCGTGATAGTGGCCGAATGCAGCGCGCTCAGACTCAGCGCTCCCTCAGTGCTGGAGCGATTCGCCTGCGCCGTCCCACCGTCCATGCGGGTATGCGACGTGCTGAAGAGAGCCAGCCCATCGAAGCCCGTATTGGTCGTGGTGAAGCCGTTATTGAAGATGCTGGCCGCAGCCGTCTCCGCATCGTCCTTAGCGGAATCCATGAGATCCCGCTCGAAGCGTTCGACCTCACCATACAGGTCATAGCGCCAGATGCGATCATGGATGCGGTATCCCAGCGCCCTCACCGCATACGTATACGCCTTGGTCTCAGGCGCAATCGGATCATCGTACACAACCTCATCGCCATCAGGCTGATTCTGGAGGCTGCCGAAGCCGGCCATCCGAGCATCAGTGATGGTGTTCTTATCCATGTCCCGCACATTGAACAGCTTCGGGTAAACCTCCTCCTCCGAAGGCTGCTCATCGTGCCAGATGTTCGACAGCTTCGGCTCAAGCAGAAGCTGGAACTCAGCAGCAGTGATTGCCATATATATTGCTCCTTATGCGCGGAACTGGAGCTGGCTCTCGTCAAACTTGACGAGGAGCTGGCTCTTATTGGAATTGGATCCGCCGATGTCCTCCAACTCCTTGCTGCCGCCGCGCGGCACGACACGGAGCATGGGGCTAATAGCGGAGGTGGTAGCGCGCCACGCGCCAGAAGTAGTCTCAACGTCCACCGACTCGCCAGCAGTGAACTGGGAGCCAGTAGTGCAGTCCGACCAGTAAACCGTGTCCCGGTCCGCGATGATGTAGGGAACCTGGTTATTCAGCGACTCATGGCTATCGGCCAGGGCAACTCCAATCACGAGCCCAGCCGCAAGCGCACCAACCGAATTGGTGCTGTGCGGAATGACCGACAGCGAAGACGCTGACGTAAACATCAGGATGTCGCCCTTGGTGAACACGGAGCCAGGAATGGCCGTGCTCTCCCTACGCGGACCAT